GCACGCCCTACCTCGGAAGAATACGCAGGCCGTTCGCGAGCCCCCCCTACAAAAGCACGGCGATAAGTAATCTACGCGCACGCGCGGACAGACGGCAAAAATCACGCGAAAAGGAGGCGGTTTTTGTGGCGAACAGGAAGGAAAAGACAAAGGAACAGCGTATCCGCGCCGAAAAGACCAGACTCCGGAGGATCTACAAGCTTCTGCCGAAGGAAGCGGCAGGGACTGTCGCAGGCCTCATCGATCAGGCGGCATTTATGCGCATCGAGTGCGAGGACATGGCGGACGACCTGCGGGAAAACGGCTGGACGGAGAAATTCCAGCAGTCGGAGCGGCTCGAGCCCTATGACCGCGCCCGGCCGATTGGGCAGGCGTACAACTCCACGAACGCGAACTACCAGAAGATCGTCAAGCAGCTCACGGCGCTCCTGCCGAAGCCGGACACCGCGCAGAAGCAGGAGGACGACGGCTTTGCAAGCTTTGTCCGGGAGCGTGACGAGGAATGAAACTCACGCGCTACCCGGAGACCTACAACCCCATCCTCGAGTATTGGGACGCGATCCAGTCGGGCCGCGAGACTGTCAGCCTGAAAGTGCAGAAGACCTACCGGCACGTGGTGGAGCAGCTGGAAAACACAGATTCCGAGTTTTACTACTCGCCGCGCCGCGCCAACCACGTCCTCGAGTTTTTTGAGAACTACTGCCACCACTCCAAAGGCAAGGCGGGCGGCCAGCTCGTCCGGCTGGAGCTATGGGAAAAAGCACTGCTGGCGACTGTCTTCGGGTTTATCGACATCGAGGGCAACCGCCAGTACCGTGAAGCCATCCTCATTGTCGGCAAGAAAAACGGAAAATCGCTGCTGGCCTCCGGCGTCGGCTTGTATTTACAGCTGGCGGATGGCGAAGCGGGGCCGGAGGTCTATGCCGTTGCCACCAAGCGAGACCAGGCGAAGATCATCTGGCAGGAAGCAAAGAGGATGGTCAAGAAGTCCCCGGCGCTCTGCCGCCGGATGCGCAGCCTGGTCGCTGAGCTGGACAGCGATTTTAACGACGGCGTTTTCAAGCCGCTGGCCTCTGACAGTGACACCCTCGACGGCCTCAACATCCACGGGGCCATGATGGATGAGATCCACCAGTGGAAGAGCGGGCGCGCCCTGTATGATATCATCGCAGACGGCGTGACGGCCCGTGAGCAGCCGCTGATCTTTATCACTTCCACCGCGGGCACCATCCGCGAGGACATCTACGACGAGAAATACGAAGAAGCCGAGCGCATCATCAACGGCTACGAAGATCCGGACGGGTACCACGACCCGCGCCGGATCGCGTTTATTTACGAGCTCGACAAGCGCAGCGAGTGGACGGACCCGGACTGCTGGAAAAAGGCAAATCCGGGCCTCGGGACGATCAAGTCCTACACGGCCCTCAAAGAGCGGGTCGAGCGGGCGGAGAAAAACCCGGCTCTCGTCCGAAACCTCGTCTGCAAGGATTTCAACATCCGCGAGACCTCCAGCGAAGCCTGGCTCAACTTTGAGCAGCTGGACAACCGCGACACCTTCCAGCTCGACAGGGAAAACCGCCGCCTGATCTGGCAGCATTACATGGCGGACGGGAATGTGCAGGAGCGCGTCCTGTCCTACCCGCGCTACGGCATCGGCGGCGCGGATCTGTCCAAGACCACCGACCTGACGGCGGCGAAGGTCCTGTTCCAGGTGCCGGAGCTGCCGGAGATCCTGTTTGTGCTGCAGATGTACTGGCTGCCGCAGGACCTTTTGGAAAAGCGCGTCACGGAGGACAAGATCCCCTACGACAAGTGGCATGAGCGCGGGCTGCTCCGCCTATCCGAGGGCAACAAGATCCGCTATGAGGACGTCAAGGCATGGTTTGTCGAGGTGCAGGAAGACCTCGATATTTTTATACCCTTTATCGGCTATGATGCGTGGTCGGCGTCTTACTGGACGGAAAGCATGGCGGACTACTTTGGAGCAGAGGCCATGATCCCCGTGCATCAGGGCGTGAAAACGCTTTCTGAGCCGATGAAGCGATGCGGGAACGACCTCGAATCCAAGCGCATTATTTACAACAACCACCCGATCGACAAGTGGAACCTCGCAAACACCGCCTACGACGAGGACAAAAACGGCAATATCCAGCCACACAAGACGAGCAAGTCCACGCGCCGCATTGACGGCACGGCGGCCCTGCTAGACGCCTACACGATCTACGATCAGAAGCAGGCGGAATACACCAGTATGCTCTAGGAGTGAGACAATGGGATTTTTTAAAAACCTCCTGACGAATATCACGACCACCAAGCGCGTCTCGACCGTCCAGATGGTGCAGGAGCGCGGGAATGGCTTTTACAGCTACAACGGCAAAATGTATCAGTCCGATATCGTCCGCGCCTGCATCCGGCCAAAAATCAAGGCCATCGGCAAGCTGACGGCAAAGCACATCCGGGAGACCATCACCGCCCAGACGCGGAAGATCGCCGTCAACCCGGAGCCGTACATCCGCTTCCTGCTCGAAGAGCCGAACCAGTACATGACCGGCCAGATGCTGCAGGAGAAGCTGGCCGCGCAGCTGGTCCTCAACAACAACGCCTTCGCGGTCATCCTGCGGGATGAAAACGGCCTGCCGAACGCCATTTTCCCGGTCGCGGCCATGCAGGCCGACGCGGTCTACGACGCGGGCGGGAACCTGTACCTGAAGTTTTACATGCAGAACGGCAATGTGCTGACGTTTGCCTATGACGACATCATCCACCTGCGCGGGGACTTTTACGAAAATGATATCTTCGGCGACCCGATCGCCCCGGCCATCGTGCCGCTCATGGAGATCGTAACGACGACGGATCAGGGCATCGTAAAGGCCATCCGAAACAGCGCCGTGATTCGCTGGCTGCTGATGTTCGCCGCGTCCATGCGCCCGGAGGACGTGAAGCAGCGCGCGCAGGACTTCGCGGACAGTTTTCTGAACGTGACTAACGGCACGGGCGTTGCAGCAGTAGACGCAAAGGCCGAGGCCAAGCAGATCGACCCCAAGGACTACGTCCCGAACGCCGCCCAGATGGATAAGACCACGCAGCGCATCTATGCCCTGTTCAATACCAACCCGCACATCGTCACATCCATTGCGACGGAGGATGAGCAGAACGCCTATTTTGACGCCGAGATCGAGCCGGTTTTGAAGCAGCTCAGCGGCGAGTACACCCGCAAGCTATTCTCCCGGCGCGAGCGTGGCTGCGGGAATCGCATCGTATTCGAGGCCTCCGCGTGGGACTTCGCCTCGACCTCGACCAAGCTCAACCTCCTGCAGATGGTCGACCGAGGCGCGCTGACGCCGAACGAATGGCGGCGCGCATTCAACCTCGCGCCGGTAGACGGCGGAGACAAGCCAATCCGGCGGCTCGATACGCAGCCGGTCAATCAGAATACCAACCAGAAGGGAGATGAAACCGCATGAAGATCAGCATTCGCGGGCCCATCGTGTCCAGCAACCAGCACCGCTTTTATCAGTGGTACGGCATGGAGGCGACGAGCCCTAAATCCGTAGCCGACGCGCTTGCATCAGGAAACGGTGAGCGGGCCGAAGTCGAGATCAATTCCGGAGGCGGCGAGATCTTCGCCGCGAGCGAGATCTATACCGCCCTGCGCAACTACGCGGGCGGCGTCCACATCCGCATCGTCGGCCTTGCGGCCTCGGCCGCGTCCATCATCGCCATGGCGGGCGAGTCGGAAATGACGCCGACCGGCATGATGATGATCCACAACGTCCAGTCCAGCGCCGACGGCGACTACCGCCAGATGGAGCACACCGCCGGTGTCCTGCGCGACGCCAACCACGCCATCATCTCGGCCTACATTGCCAAGACCGGAAAGACAGAGCAGGAGATCGCCGCCATGATGGACGCAGAAACATGGATCACAGCGGAGAGGGCCGTCGAGCTCGGCCTCGTCGACCGCGTCATGCAGCCGGATACCGGCCAGAAGCCGCTGGCAGCGGATTTTTATTCCGGCATGCTCAGCGAAGACGCGCTCCGGCGCGCGGAAAACTTTTTAAAAGGTCAGGCCGCAGAGCCTGATTTTTTTATGCCCGAACGGGCGCAGGCAGAAGCAAAACTGAAATTTTTAAAACTCAAAGGAGAATTGAAATGACAAAGGAAATTTACAACATCCAGCGCCAGAAGCTCATGGACGACGCCCAGAAGCTGCTGGACGAAAGCAAGACCGCAGAGGCGCAGGCCAAGATGAAAGAAGTCGAGGCCCTCGACGCCAAGTTTGAAGAGGAAGCCAAGATTCAGGCGAACCTCAACGCCCTCGCGGGCGTGCATGTACAGGGTCAGGCTGTATCGGTGCTTCCGCCAGTCGCTACGGCAGAAAGTATCGTTCTGTCCGGCGGCGCGAAGGCTCCGAACGTGCTCGACCGGTACGACACCGACGAGTACAAGAAAGCCTTTATGAACTACGTCCTGACCGGCAAGAAGATTCCCGCAGAGCTGACCAATGTGGACGCCAACACCAAGACAACCGACGTCGGCAGCGTCATCCCGACCACGACGATCCAGAAGATCTACGAGAAGATGGAAGCCATCGGCATGATCCTGCCGCGCGTAACACACACGTCCTACGCGGGCGGCGTCCAGGTCCCGACCAGCTCGGCCAAGCCGACGGCCTCCTGGGTCGCCGAGGGTGAGGGCTCCGACAAACAGAAGACTTCGACCGGCAAGATCGTCTTTGCGTACCACAAGCTGCGCTGCGCGATCTCCATGTCGCTGGAAGTTTCTATCATGGCGTACCCGATGTTCGAGGCACAGTTTGTCCGGAACGTCGCAAATGCGATGGTAAAGGCGAAGGAGCAGGTCATCATCAACGGCACCGGTTCCGGCCAGCCGAAGGGAATCCTTGCGGAGACCGCCCCGACCGGCCAGAACATCGACATTGCCGCCGCGACAACTGCTCTGACCTACAAGGATCTGTGCAAGGCCGAAGCTGCACTGCCGCAGGCGTATGACGGCGCGGTCTGGTTCATGTCCAAGAAGACATTTGAGACGCAGATCGTAGGCATGGTCGACAGCAACGGCCAGCCCGTCGCGCGCGTCAACTACGGCATCAACGGCAAGCCCGTAAACTACATCCTTGGCCGCGAGGTCATTCTGACCGGCGACTACCTGCCGGCATTTGCGGCGTCGGTCACGGCCGACACCGTCTTCGCCTTTATGTTCGATCCGGAGTACTACCTCTGGAACGAGAACATGGGCATGACGGTAAAGCGCTACACCGACGAGGACACCGACGACGAGGTCACAAAGGCCATCGAGATCGCAGACGGTGCATGCGTCGACGTCAACAGCCTCGTCACGCTGACCAAGAAGAAGGCCTGACGGCGCGCGGCCAACAGGGAGGGATAACCAATGGCTTTGATCAACGTTGCAAAAACCGCCCTGCGGCTGACCACAAACGCCCTTGACGACGAGCTCGCCGACGAGATTGACGCCTGCCTCCTGCGCCTGCATCTTGCGGGCGCGGAGGGGGCGGACGAAGACCCGCTGGTCAAAGACGCCGTCCGAGCCTTCGTCCGCTGGCAGCATGACTTCTGCGGCCGCGGCGACGAATGGAAGACGTGCTTTGAGGAGCTGCGCGACGCAATGGGCCTGTCCGACGACTATTCGCCGGGCGCCGAGGGAGGGGGCACGTGCTGTGATCTTTGACACCCAGATCACGCTGCGCCTGCTGTCCTACCCCATCGTGAGCGGGCAGACCACCGAAAAGCTCGAACGCGAGACAACCGTCTGGGCTGCCCGCAAGTCCGTAAACCGCGCCGAGTATTATCAGGCCGCGCAAGCAGGCAAGCGCACGGACGCAATTTTCCGCATGCACAGCGCGGAATACGGCGGCGAGCAGCAGCTCACCTGCGGCTCGGACGTCTTTGACGTCGTCCGCAGCTACGGCGCGGAGACGGAAGAGGTAGAGCTGACCTGCAAACGGAGGGACGGCGCATGATGATCTATGAGGCGCTATCAAGCCTGGGCGTCCCGGTCTGCCACCCGCCATACAAGGGCGGGGAAGAAACCTACATCACCTATCAGCTGCTCGGCCAGTCCGGGCAGCTCTACGCCGAGGGCGGAGAGGCCGAGACCGGCGTGCAGTACGCCGTTTCCATCTTTGCCGAGGGCTTTGCCGCCGGGATTTTAAAACGCGTAAAAGCCGCGCTGGAGGCCGCAGGCTACATCGCGACCGTCGACATGGAAACCTACGACAAGGAAACAGGCCGCACGCAGATCGCGCTCATCGCCGAGACGGAGGGCGCAGCCTATGGCTAACATCTCCATCACCGGTGTCGACGAGCTCATGGCCACGCTCCAGAAAGCGAATGTTTTTGATGAGAACATGCAGCAGGAGCTCCTGTACGCCGCCGGGGATATCATCGTCGAGGAGCTGCAAAATGCCGTCCGGGCGAGCGGGTTCCGCACGGAAGCATACGCCTCCAGCGTGAAATACCGCAAAAACATCAAGCAGGACAAAAACGGAGACCCGTACATCTCCATCACCGCAGTCGGCAAAAACGAGCACGGAACGCGCAGGGCGACCGTGCTTTTTGTTTTGAATTACGGCCGCGCGAAGGAGTACGGGCAGATCACAGGAACTTATTTTTGGACAAAGGGCGTCAGGAACGCGCAGAAGCGCGTAAACGCGGAGCTCGAAAAGATCCTTACACAAAAGCTGAAAGAAAGGGGCCTATTGTAAATGCCTAGTTTTGACTTACGCGGCATCCGGGCGGGAAAGTATAAAAACACGTCCGGCACCGTGACCTACACAGAGCCGACCGACGTCGGCGACGCCATGAGCGCGCAGCTGGAACTCAAGTTCGCCGAGGGCCGCCTGTACGCGGAATCCAAGCTGGCCGAGTATATCAAGCTTGCCACCGGCGGCACGATCTCGCTGGCTGTCAAGTACATCAAAAGGGCCGCACAGGCCATGCTCTACGGCTGCACATCCGATACGAGCAAGGAAAATCTGAAATTCTCGGCAAAAGACATCGCGAACTATGTCGGCGTCGGCTTTTACGCGCCGGATAAGATCGACGGCGTGACCAAATACACCTGCATCTGGGTGCCGAAAGCGCTGTTCGGCCCGCCCTCGATGAGCTATCAGACCAAGGGCGAGAACATCCAGTTCAACACGCCGACCACGACCGGCGAATTCCTCGCAGACGATTCGACCGACGAGCTGCTGCTCGAGACCGAGACCGTCGACACCGCGGCGGAGGCCGTCGCCTGGATCAAGGGAAAGCTGGGTGAGACCTGATGGAGACGACCAAGCTCAACACCGTCGACTATGAACTTGAGGGCCGGGTCTACCGGCTCTCCTGCAACATGAACGTCCTTGCCGACGTGCAGGACGAATACGACGGCAATCTGCTGCGCGCGCTGAATACGGTGCACGGCCTCAAAAGCACGCTGGCCTTCCTGGCCGCCATGCTGACAGACGCCGCAGACACGCAGGGCATCACCGACGAAAACGGCCTTCCGCTGCGCTTTACGAGCAAGCAGCTGGGCCGGAAGCTCACCATGCACCAGACGCTCGAGGCCGGGACGCGGATCTATCCGCTGATCCAGGCCGCAGTCACGCCGCCGGAGGAAGAACTCGGTGAAAAAACGTCGGAAGACGAAAAAAACTGACACCGCCGGGGAAACCGAAGCAGCTGGGCTTTGATTTCCCCGGCTTCCTCGCAATCTGGCTCTTCCGGCTGCATCTGCCGGAGCGGGATTTCTGGAAAACCATGTCCCCGCGCCGCATAACGCTCCTGCTTGACGCGCTTGCGCCGCAAAAGCAGCCGGAGCAGCAGGAACAGCCGCAGAGCCTGTCGGCCTATCTGAACGGAGGCACCTAACATGCCGAACATCAATACAAAATTTACGCTTTCGGGCGAAAAAGAATACAAGCAGGCCATTTCCGAGATCGGCAGAGGCATGAAGGTACTGGATTCGGAAATGCGAAAAGTCACCTCGGCATACGCGCAGAACGCGGACAGCGTCGAGGCGCTGGGCGCGAAAAACGACGTGCTCGAGCGAAAGATCTTAACACAGACGGAGAAAATCGAGTATCTCAAGGCTGCGCTCCAGCAGTCCGCCGAGAAATACGGCGAGGCAGACAAGCGCACCATGCAGTGGCAGACCAGCCTCAACAACGCCGAGGCGGATCTGAACAGCCTCAACAATCAAGTCGACGAAAACAAGCAGAAGATCGCGGACTCCGGCAAGGAGATGGGCAACCTCGGCGACGTGGTGAACGGCCTGACCTCCAAGCTCGGGATCCAGCTGCCGGACAGCATGAAAACGTCCATGAACGGCATGCTGCAGCTCGACACTACGACAGTCGCAGTTGCGGGCGGATTTGCCGCCGTCGCTGCGGCGATCGTCAAGGCGGAAAAAGCGTTGATCTCCATGACGAAGGAAGCCGCATCGAATGCGGACGATCTGCTGACGCTCGCCTCCGTGACCGGCACGACGACCGATTCCGTGCAGGAGCTTAACTACATGGCCGACCTCACGGACGTCTCCTTTGACCGTATCAAGGACAGCCTCAAGGAAACCACCAACAAGATGCAGGAGGCCGCGACCGGTACGGGCGACGCCTACGAGGCGTACAAGCGGCTGAAAGTTGAGATTACAAACACCGACGGCAGCCTCCGCAGCGCGCAGGATGTATTTTACGATACCATCGACGCGCTCGGCGAGATGAAAAACAAGACCGAGCGGGACGCACTGGCTATGGATCTCATGTCCGAGTCCGCACAGGAGCTCAATCCGCTCATCGACCTCGGCGGCGAGAAAATGCGGGCTTACGCGCAGGAAGCACATGATATGGGCTATGTCCTTGACAACGACGCGCTCAAATCCCTGCAGGGCGTCGACGACGCCTATTCTCGCCTGCAGAAGACGCAGGAGGGCGTCAAAAACCAGCTGGCCGTCGAGTTTGCCCCGTACCTCGAAGAATTCTACGGCGACGTCACCACCATGGTCAAGGACGGCGGCAAGGCCATCAAGGACTCCGGCATCGTCGACGCCTTCGGCATGCTGCTTGAGACCGTCGGCGATATCCTCAATCCAATGTCCGACCTGTCAAACAACCGCGTCCCGGCGCTGACCAAGGCGCTGCAGCCGCTGGCAAAGGTCATGGCGCTCATGGCCGACGCGGCGGAGCTGCTCAAAGGCGTCATCAACTTCGGCACCGGCCACATCAGCGAGGGCTGGGGCCAGATGAAGCATGCGCTGGGCTTCGGCTACAGCAGCGGCAACGGAAACAACTACCAGAACCTGCTCGACAGCTACAACGAGCAGCAGTGGGGCCAGAGCGCGTCCGACCTCTCCAAGGCCTACGAAGAGGCCGTCGCCCGCGGCGATTCGTCGACCCTCGGTATCACCGAGGACGAATGGCGCAGGCGGTATCTGGGCGGCAACGCCGCCGGCACGGACAACTGGGCGGGCGGCTGGACGCGGGTCAACGAGAACGGCCTCGAGCGGATCTATCTCCCATCCGGCTCGCGCATCCAGACGGCCAGCGAGACCCGCTACACATCCGGAGATACCTACAACACCACCGTCTACGTCGACCACGTTGACGACCTCGACACCATCCTCCGCATCGCCAAAAACGCACGCATCACAACCAGAATGGGGGCGAAGTAAATGCCGACGTTTACAGTGCAGGCAAGCGGCTCGACAGCAGTCGCGAAGAACCACCCGAACACAAACTATTCGGATCTTACACAGTACAAATTCTTCGTAGAGCCGTTTACAGGAGACGCGGGAAACATTAAGCGAGGGGATAACGTATATATCAACTTCCCTGTGCCGGGCGACACATACAAGTTCAAACGGGTAACAAAAGTAACGCTTGCATTTTATGCACAGCCAACAGCAGAAAGCGACGCTACATACAAGGGGATTTGGACATATGTAAATGCGTTGGCGAGTCAATTTGATGCAGATGCAATGACATATGCGACAAGGCCTGAGATATACCAGACCTTCACAGGGGTCTCGGAGCAAGCAAACGGAAACTGGACGGCTCTGAATGAAATCATACAGCTAAATGCAGTTTTTGACCTGAAAAATTACAAATCAAAAAAAGAAGAACTGCAGCAAGGAATAAGAAATGGCTTTGTGGTCGCGCTTCGAGGAGGAGAATCAGGGACAAGCGAGGCGATTATATTCGGCGCAAAGTCAACACGGAAGCCATCGTTGGTGTGCGAGTATTCGGACGACACTGTAGGGATAACAGCGGATGGGTTTGCTCCAACAGCCGGCGCTTTTGTGAACAGATTTGAAAAAAATATGTTTACATGGCGCTGTGACGATGACACAGCCGACTCACAGGTCTGCTTCGCAGAGATAAAGCAAACCTCCGCCGTCTTCGAGTGGCGCGTAAAAAATGCGAGCGCCTCAAAAACGATCAGCGTCTCCGGCTCGACGACCGCCTGCACAGTCCCTGCAAATACATTCCCGTCCGGGACGATCGAGTGGCGCGTAAAGGTGACGGCGAACAGCGGAACGACAACAACGTCTGCATGGCAGGAAATCACAACGACGGACGTCACACCATCCTGCAAGCCGGTCTCCCCATCCGGCATCGTCATCGACGCGACCATCGCCAACCGCTTCTCGTGGCAGCACATCATTTCCACCGGCACGCCGCAGAGCAAGGCCGACCTGCAGTGGTCCGCCGACGGCACGACCTGGAACACGCTCGCGACCGTCACCGGCGAAAATCAGTACTACGACGTGCCCGCGAACACCTTTACGAGCGGGACGAAATACTGGCGCGTGCGCACCTACAACACCGACGGCACGGCCTCGGCGTGGAGCGACAAGGCCGAGTTTATCGCCATCAACGCCCCATCGGCCCCGTCCATCGTCATCCAGTCCACCGGCCCGCGCCCGCGCATCACCTGGCAGACCTCTGAGCAGGAGGCCTATCAGCTGACGCTCTCGAGCGGCTACGCCTCCGGAACGGTCTACGGAACGGAGAAGGCATGGCACTCGCCGGTCTACCTCGCCGACGGCAGCTACACCGTCCGCGTCCGCGTGCAGAACAAGTACGGCATGTGGTCCGAGTGGTCTGCGGCCGCGCTGCCCATCTCGCACACAGAGGGCGAGGCAATCACCCTGACCGCCACCGCCGGCCATGAGGCCGCGCTCACCTGGCAGACCGCCGGGAGCTACGATTTTTACCTCGTCGAGCGGGACGGCGTGGCCATCGCCCGCACCGTCCAAAAGCAGTACATAGACCACACCAGCATCGGCTCCGTCACCTACCGCGTCCGCGGCTGCTACGACGAAAGCGATAACTACGGCGTGTCCAATTCGGATACCGTCGAGATCCTGCCCGAGACCAACATGATCTGCGACCTCGAGACCGGCATCTGGCTCGAGATGCGCCTGTCCGAAACGCAGCTGCGCACCAACCGCACCAGCTTCTCGGCCGGTGTCTCGACCGTCCATCTGGCGGGCCTTGCCTACCCCGTCGAGGAGCGCAGCGAGCAGCGCGACCGCGCCCTGTCCGTCGCCTGCGCCTGGCCGCACGCGCAGCGGGCCGCCGCCCTTGCGCTTGAGGCCCTTGTAGGCCGCCTCGTCTGTCTAAAGGACCGCTACGGCAACATGGCCATCGGCTCTCTCCCGTCGCTCGAGAGCAACTGCGACGAGTTCATGCGCCGCTATTCCTTCACCATCTCGCACACGAACCGAGAGGAGGCGATAACCCTTGACCCGTGACGTCCGCTTCCGCGTCGACGTACTCAGAAACGGCGCGCCCATCACCAACCTCCAATGGGACACCGGCAGCGCCCCGCAGATCATGTGCGACCGGACAGCCACCCTGCACGGCTCCTTCAAGGGCAGCTTCCTGCCAAACGATCTCGCGGAGCTGGAGTCCGACGAGCTGCGCCCGTGGATCAGCATCAACGGCGTCGAAACATCGCTCGGCATCTATCAGGCCGCGACCGTCAGCAACAAGGGCAGCAGCTCCGGCACGCGCGTCGAGATCGAGGCTTACGACCGCTGCTGGCGGGTGTACACGCAAAAAACAGAGACGCTCCTGCATCTTGCGGCCGGAGCGTCCTACATCACGGAAGTCCGCAAGCTCCTGACCGCCTGCGGCATCACGCTGGTGATCGCGGCGCCGAACGACGCAGTCCTCGCCACAGACCGCGAGGACTGGCCGATCGGCACGAGCTACCTGACGATCGTCAACGCGCTGCTCTCCGAGATCAACTACGAGAACCTCTGGTTCGACGCCGACGGTGTCTGCCGCCTCGAGCCGTACCAGGAGCCATCCGCCGCCATCATCGACTGGCGCTACGGCACGACGGACCTGTTCCTCCCGGAAAAGCACCCCGGGCAGGACTGGTCCGACGAGACGGACATCTTTGACGCACCAAACGTTTTTGTCGTGACCTGCAACAACCCGGATATGGACGCAGCAATGGTGGCGACCGCCGTCAACGACAATCCGGCGTCCAAAAAATCCACCTTCAAGCGCGGCATGCGCATCACCTCCGTCGAGCGGGTGGACAACATCGCCTCGCAGGAGGAGCTGCAGGCCTACGCAAACAAGCGCCGCAACGAATCGCTGCTGGCCACGCGCACGATCACATTTTATACGCTGGCCGAGCCGGGCCACGGCGTCGGCGACATCCTCGCCCTGACGCACGACGAGATCGGCGGCATCTATCTCGAGACCGGCTGGTCTGTCACCATGCAGCCCGGCAGTCTCATGACCCACTCTGCGAAAAGGACGGTGATCGCCTGATGGAGGGCATCAACAGCTTATTTGTATCATCGATCAGCATGCCGGACGAAAACCTGCCGGAAAACTTTCTGGCGACCGTCGGCGCGGTCTATGACGATGGTCTGTCCCTCATCCTCGAGGGACAGACCGAAGCCACGACCAAGCACTACCGGTGCAACACGTCCGTCAAATTCGCCGCGGGCGACCGCGTCAAAGTCGCCCGCATCTCCGGCAGCTACGTCGTCGAGTACGTCGTCGGCCCGCCGAGCAGCGGCGGGAGCGGAGGAGAGAGCGCTCCGCCAGACAGAATCAAAAAAGATGGTTACGGCATGTACGTCAAAAGCAGTTTCTTGCTGCCACTTTACGGGAATGAAAGCATCGGCGCGACAAATGTGCCGTTTTACGGGGTGGCTGCAAATAGGGTTTGGCTGTGCTATAACGCAAGCAAATACGCAGCATTAAGGTGCAACAGCGACGGGAAACTGCTTGTGAACGGCACTGTGATTGGATAGACCACAATAGGAAAGAAAAAGCCGCCATTTCGGGCGGCAAAGAAGGAGCTGATAACGCATGATCACCATCCACTGCTCCCGCGCGTGCGCGCATCTCTGTTCGCCGCCGGAGCTTTTGACGGCGGGGATGAGCAAGGCCGTGACGGTGCAGTTCGTCTTCTCACCCGCATGGGACGGGCTGACGAAGACCGCCGTCTTTACCAACGGCAAGACCACCGTCGACGTTCTGGCGGCGAACTGGGACGGGGATACCGTGCCCGTCCCGCACGAAGTTCTAGCCGTCCCGGGCCGCCACGCCCGCGTGGGCGTCTATGGCGCGAACGAAAGCGGCGTCATCCTGCCGACTGTCTGGGTGAGCCTCGGAAAGGTACAGCCGGGCGCGGACCCGTCTGGCGACGAGACCGCCGACCCGGCCCTGCCTGTCTGGGCGCAGCTCCAGAAGCAGATCGGCGACCTGGACGACCTCAAGACCTACAACAAGGGCAACCTCGTCGCCGCCATCAATGAGGCGCGGCAGTCCGGCGGCGGCTCCGGTGGCGGGGGCATCCAGTCGGCACAGATCGACGCGATCCTCGTGATGACAAAATCCGAATATGACGCGCTGGACAAAAAGGACGCGCGGACACTGTATCTGTTGGAGGGATAACATGCTGGCAGTTGGACTCAAACGCATTCTGGAGCTGTTCATCGGCTCCATGGGCATCAAATCCGTCCACCTGGGCACGAAAACCATCTACGAAAGACCGGGCGGATTTTTGTACATTGAACTCACAAGCGAAGAAAGGGGATAAATCCAGATGGCAAGTTTTTTCAATCTGACACTTGATACGCTGGCACCTGCCGGCCTATCGCTGATCCTGAACGACGGTGCACAGTACGCGACCAGCGCGACCGTCACGGCGAAGATCTCTGTCTCCGACGAGACAACAACGGGCTACCAGATGAAGATCTGGGGCACGAAGACGGCGGAGACCGAGGCGGAAGCGTCGTGGGAGACATTCGCCACGACAAAATCCATCACGCTGCCCGACGGCGACGGCCTCAAGACGATCTATGTCAAGATGCGCGACGACGTCGGCAACGAAACGGCCGCAGTCAGCGACACGATCACGCTCAACACGTCGATTCCTGCCGTGACCATCACCGGCCCCGACAAGAGCAGGATCTCGAAGGTCACGGGCTACGATGCAGCGGCGTTCTCCTTCGTCTGCGACGTGGACTTTGAGGAATACACCATTCGCGTCGTCCCGGCGACGAGCAGCCTGCACACGGCGGGCACGCAGATCCCGACGACGGGCGGATCCACCAACGTCAGCGGCACGGAGGGAGGCTACAAGAAGAACACCGCCATCAACGTCACTGTCAAGGGCGCGGACCTCGAGGCAGCGTCTTCCGGCGACGGCACGAAGATCGTCAAGGTCTTCGTCAAGAACGCCGCCGGGACCTGGAGCGCCGCCTGATGGCCGCGCCGCAGCTGACATTCTCCATCACGGGCAACAAGATCTCGGCGGTCTCGGGGTTCGACTCGATCACCGTTTCCTTCTCGTCGGACATCGCCTACACGGCCTTCGAGTGCCGCGCGACGAAGTCCGGCGAGGATTGGGGCCGCGGGAAGGGCGCTTTGATCGCGTCCTTCTCCCAGACCCCGGCGGGCACGCAGCGCACCTTTGAGGTTTACGACGATTTTCTGCTTTCCGGTGATGGGGAATACCGCATTTCGTTGTTCGCGCAGGGCGCGGACGGCAGCTGGAACGACAACTACGGCTTTATCTCGCTGGGAGAGTCGCAGGCGCTGAAGACCGCGGACGGCGAGGATTTTCTGTGTATGAAGGAGTGATCGTATGGCTTACAACAGCCAGTTTACCGGCGCGCAGATCGACGAGGCTATCGCCGACGTGCGCAGCAACAAAGACGCGTGGAACGGAAAGCAAGATGTGATCCTCGCCTCCGGCGCGGCCGTCGGGGACCTGATCAAGGTCAAGGCGGTGGACGCCAGAGGGAAGCCGACGGCGTGGGCGGTGGCCGTGGCGGGCACGGACTATATGAAGACCGGCAACATCACCAAGCAGACGCTGGTCTCCGCGGAGACCACGCCGACCGAGAACATGGCCATCAACTGGCAGTATGAGTGAGGAGGCCCCATGGCGCACAAGACATTGATCTCCGGCACGGCTTACGACGTCAACGGCGGCCGGGAGCTGATCGACGGCACAGGCTACGGCTGCAAAGCCGGCAAGACCCTCATCGGCGGAACGGCGTTTACCGTGCCGTTTTCGAAGGGCATTCCGCTGAGCACCATCACCCCCGGCGCGATCCTATACCTGAACGAAAACGGCAGCCCCGTCCCGTTCTACGTCTGCAAGCACGACTACGAAAGCGGACTGAACGGCGCAGGGCGGACACTTCTGGTGAGGAAGGATTGCTATGACAAGCGTATTTTTGACAGCAGTAGCAAGATTTTCGCCGGGAGCTCGATAGACACATGGCTCAACGGAACCTGGATCAAGCTGCTGACATTGGACGTCCAGTCTGCGGCCGGCACGACAAAAATCTACTACTATGACGGAAGCAACAAGAAAGCAGTCACGACCCGTGCAGTGTTCCTGCTGTCGACAGCAGAGTTTGGCTACAGCGATTATGCTGATACTGACGGAGAACCACTGGACAGTGCTGTGAGAAAACTACTTTCCACTGCTTACTACGGCGGAAATAGTGTTGGACAGTGGACGCGTACACCGGCCACCTGGACACGGAAAGACGTGTACGTTATAATGCCTGGCGACTATTCGACTCATATACCTTGCAACGACAGTTACGGCGTCCGCCCCGCCTTCACCATCCCCTCGACCTTCCCCGTGATCCAAAACCCCGACGGCACTTACAGCCCGGCAGCATAAAGGAGGCACCACATGGGCACACACCACATTTTGAAAGACGGCACATCCTACGCCATCAAAGGCGGCACCGACCTGATTGCTGGTACAAGTTACCAAATCGGGGGGGGTCGAACGCTGGTGAATGGGACGGCGTATGAGGTCAAGTTCAGCGACGGGCTGACGTGGATCATAAATGAGTCCCCAAAAATAATGGTTTTTAAGCAAGCCATTGATTTTACATCAAACGGGAAAAAATTCGACTACTTCATGATCACTGCAGGCTCTCGGCCAAGCATTGTTTACTCTTACGGGCCAGGCGATATTTGGTACGCATATTTCAACGGGAGCTGGACGCAAGAGGCATTCCGGACAGTGACTTTCGCTGAAATGCCAACAGGCGCACTATTAGCATGGCTGCAGGCCAATGCCGTGCAGCAATAGACAGGAGGAACTTATGGACACCTGGTACATCACTATCGACGGGCAGGAGATCGAGACGCGGCCGGCCGCCGGCCGCATGCGCGACGCCGACTGGGGCGGGCGCGAGAGCCGCGCCGTCACCATCGCCAAGAGCGCGGTTGCAGACCCGCTGGCGCTGTTCTGCGACGGCGCCGTCTGGGGCATGATCCACCGCTACACCACGGCCGTCCCTGTGCTGGACGCAGAGGGCAACGTCCAGATGAACGAGGACGGAACCGTCAAGTCGATGACCGAGACCGCCGAGGACCGCTACATGGACGACTACGCGGGCTTCACCCTCGCCGGCCCCATCACCGACAATCGCGACGGCACCATCACCGTCAAAATGGGCAAGCCCATGCCCCTAGAGCGGGCAGAGGCCGAAAAAGCCGCCGCCCAGCACACTGCCGCCACCCTCATGGGCATGCCCGTCTATACCGCCATCGGCGAGGAAAGGGCGAAGGACCTGCGCTACGCCATCGAGACGGCTGCTGCCTCTCTCGACGATAAGACCGCGTCCGAGGCCCCGGAGCTGTTCCCGCAGCTGACGGGGGACGGCAGTCTCGTCAAGTCCGGTACGCGCATATGCTGGCAGGGCGGCATCAAGCGCGCCGCCGTCGACCTCTGGGACACGGCAGAAAATACGCCGGACGCCGCCAAGAACCTCTGGGAGGATATCCAGTACAAGCAGGGCTACCGCCTCATCCCCGAGACCATCACCGCCGGCCTTGCCTTCTCCAAAGGCGAAAAAGGCTGGTGGCAGGACGAGCTCTACGAATCCCTGCTCGCCGCCAACGTCTGGAACCCATCCGTTAACCCGGACGGGTGGAAGAAGATCACGGAAGAAGGTACATAGCCATGGACACCAAGACAATCATCGTTACCCTCGTCTGCGCCGTGCTCGGCTCGTCCGCGCTGACGGCGGTCGTCAACGCCGTCGTCGGCGCGATACAGAAAAAGCGCGGCAAGGCCACAACGCAGGAGGCGCACCTGGCCGAGATCGACAAAAAGCTCGGGAAAATGCAGGAGCATCAGGACGAGCAGTATCTGGCGATCCTCCGGCTGACCATCATGTCAGAGGAAATGCCAATGGCAGAGCGCCTGATCGCCGGGCAGAAATACGTCACACTCGGCGGGAACGGCGACGTGAAGAAGTTTTTACACCAGCTGGAGGCGCAATGCGGGCATAGCAATGGAATTCAGTAAAAAGTGGCTGATCTGCAGCGCGCTCGTCAGCCTCGCACTCATTATCGCCTGCGCGGCAGGCGCAGACCTGACGGAGATCACGCTTGCGGTGCTGGCTGAAACGACGGCTTCCAGCGGATTCTATCTCTGGAAGGCCAAGAACGAGAACCGCGCGAAGTACGCGCAGAAGTACATGGATAAATGGGCCGAGAAATACGGCCCGGAAGCGGCAGCACGCATCGCGGAGATCGTGCTGAAAGATTGAAAGGAGCATACTTATGGACTACACGCAAATCATCTCGGCAGTGATCGCGCTCATCAGCGCGCTCGTCTCGGCATTTCTGATCCCGTGGCTCAAAACCAAGATCGACGCGGATAAGCTGCAAACGCTCCGCACTTACGTTGAAATCGGCGTAAAGGCGGCGGAGCAGCTGTACACCGCGACGGACGGCGCGGCGAAAAAGGCGTATGTCGTGAACTTCCTCGCCGAGAAGGGCATTCAATTTGATGTGGAAACGATCGATAAGCTGATCGAGGCCGCCGTGCTGCAGCTGCACCACGAGCTGTACGGGAGTGAGCGGGCATGAGCATCAAGATCGGACAGGCCAGCCTCGGCGAGACCGGCGGCTGGAACCAGCAGCCCGGCAACCAGACCGGGAGGGAACTGAATATCTCGCGCTGGTACAACGGGCGTTGGATCGGCGTCCTGCGCTACAAGAGCCGCAAAAAGGCCGAGCGGGCCGCGCAGACGTGCGAGGCGTCCATTAAAAACCGGAACATCGGTTACGACATGAGCGACCGGAACACGGCGTATGAGGCCGCCAAAGCCGTCGGATGGGACGTGAGCAAGATCACAAAGCCCGTGGAGACGGACTGCTCCGGTCTCATGACGCTCTGCGCCGTGGCTGCAGGCTGCGCGTCGGTCGAAGCGCTCTACCGTCGGCAGGGCAACAGCTGCACGACATACTGCATGCTGCACGATTGGCCTGCGACGGGAGACTTTGATCTGCTGACCGGCAGCAAGTACCTGACGACAGACGCCAATCTCCTGCGCGGGGACGTGCTGGTAAGCTCGGGCCATACCGTGATGGCCCTCGAAGATGGAAAGAACGGAGAGGGGGAAAAAGAAGTGGTCGAAAAGAGCAAGATCATCGTGGACGGTAAAGAAGTCGCCGTTGAGCGTATCCTGAAAGACGGCACGAACTACGTCAAGGTGCGCGATATCGCCGCCGCGCTGGATCTCGAAGTGAGCAACAAGGGTAATATCGCTGTGCTGAAGCACAAGGAAAAGTAAGCCCTGCCCGGCGGCGGGCCGAAGGGAGTGACGAAAGCATAACTGCGCGGCTGGCTCTGCCGAAGGAGCTGGAACACCTCACGCGCAGCGACTGGGAGCGCGTCACTGACGAGGGCATACTGGATCAGATCGATCAGCAGATCGTGAAGCTTTATATCGTGCGCAGACTCCCGCAGATGGACGCCGCCGCCGAGATCGGCGTCGACCGCAAAACCATCTCCCGCCGCCTGCCGCACATCTACAACACCGCCCGCCGTCTGGTAGGGAAAACGGACAAAGAGAAAGCGCCATGAGCAACGGCTCATGGCGCTTTTTCTATGTTCCGGGATTGGCTTTCGGACGATAGTTCGGGTTATACGATCTGCATGCGCGCTCCAGCGCGCGGAAGTCGCAGGAGATCTTACAGATGAAGCTGCTCTTTCCATTGACGACATCGTAGTATGTACGATTGGCATGATCCAGAATGGCAAGCTTCTGACGGTTGCAATGCTCGATCTGGTTCAGGAGCAGGTTGCGATACTTCACATCCGGCTCTGCGGAAATGTCGTATTCAAGGATCGCAGAATCAGGGACAGGAACCATGTTGTTGAAGCCGAGAAGACCGAGGCGGCCACCGTCAAGCTTCAGAATGTGCTTGCCGGGCTTTAGATTGGCATGGTTCGGTTTCGGGGATTCCATGGGGACGAAATAACGGAAGCTCCCGACAGTGAGAACAACGCCGACATAGGGGCGACGCTGGCCCTTGTTGAACGGGACACGGAAGTCACGGGAATGGAGGAAGGAAATATAGCGCTCACTGATGTGGCAGATAAAAAGATTCTCCAAGATTCGACCTTTCCGGGAAAGAAAAAGCGAGACTGCAGAAGTCTCGCTTTTAGTTGCCCATGATTTTTTAAGCCCCTACTTAACGGCAAGGGATTTCCGCTTTTTTGGCTCCCTACTTGACGGCAAGGGATTTCCGCTTTTTTAGCTCCCTATTTAACGGCAAGGGATCTCCGCTTTCATGGGCAGATGATGAACGGCGACGTTCAATCTCTGTAGATTCCTGAAATGGTTGTGCCGCGGATCGTGCGGTGCCAGATTTCAGGATTCTTTCGCGGATCTCTCCGCACTATTAGTATAAACTCAAAAATGTGTAGAAGTCAAGAGGGGTACTGGGAAAATTTTTAAGAGGAAAGCATGTCCCACAAATGGTACACAAATGCCCCATAGATGTCCCCCAGGAAAAGCGCGGAGCCGATAGACTGAGGATAGGAGCTGGCCAGCTTACTACTTTTACCGGAGGATTTTTTATGGAATACGCAAGCAACGGCAAGGCCAACGCGGCCCTGACCACTGGAATCATTGGCACGGCAGGTGTCGGGCTCGGACTGCTGGGCAATCTGCTGGGCGGCGGCTTTGGCGGCTGGGGAGCAAACCCGGCTGCAGCTGCAATGGCGGCGGGCGCAGCGTGCAGCGAAAACATGCCGGTCACGCGCTACGATCTCGACCGGGAACAGAAGCTGGCCGCGAAGGACAGCGAGATCGCGCTGCTCAAGGCCAACACGTACAACGACCAGAAAATGCTGGAGATGTACGGTTATATCGACGGGCAGCTCAAGGACGTCCGTGAGGCACTGTGCAAGCAGGCCGTCCACAACCAGCGCACCGAGGACAGCTTTACGCTCGTCAAGCAGGATGTGGACTGCGTCCGCAAGGAGGCGCTTGACGCCGTGAAGATGGAGGCCGAGCGGCGCTGCTGCGGCGACAATTCCATCGTGACGTATGTCAACGCGACCTTTTACCCCAAGCAGGTCGCCGACGTCACGACCGGAACCGCAACGACGGCGCAGTCGCTCTACAACCCGATCCCGAAGTGCGGGTGCTGCAACGGCTAAACGCAAGGGGCGGCAATAGCCGCCCCATCCTTAAAGGAGGACATCTATAATGACAGTAACGATAGATCAGGCATTAAATGGCTTAGAGCGATTCGCGAATAGCGAACTGATTCCACGGCTACCGGAAGGTATTGGCGTAGCTGCGGCTATACTTATGCGGATGGCAAAGGACGGCGGGAAAGAGCGGCTGCTGGCAATGAAAGACAATTTCTTTGTGCAGCTGACTGGGGCGCTTGACGAGGAGGGAAATGTCGACATCGATCGTTTACACAAATACGCTCGGGATGAGATCGACGGAAAAAAGATTAAGCTGTTTTCAATCAAGGACAAAGATATGCGGTTTGACGTGACAGACGTAGACAAGCTTTACAAATATATTCAGGAGGTGTGAGCATGAAAGAGTATATGGAGAAGCTTTATCACAAGCTGCACGAGGCCATGGAGAAACCCGTGACGCTGGGCAGCGCGGAGGAAGTTATGGTGTATGCGGATACTATCTGCGCGCTGCATAAGCTAGGTGACGACCATTTTCGTGAGTCCACGAAAATGATGGAATTTACCGAGGACGACGCAAAAGCGTGGACGGCCCGCATGAAGAACGCCGACGGCTCGACCGGCCCGCACTGGACGATGGAACAGACAACGGCCGTTGCCGAGAGCATGGGCATTCAGGCACCAGTGGTCCCGCGCTGGGCGTGGGGCGTGACCATGAACATGATGTACTCGGACTACTACCCCGTCGCCGTAGAGTTCGGCATCAACCGCCCGGAGTTCTACGCTGCTCTGGCCAAGGCGTTCCTGCTCGATAAAGACGGCCCGGGCGCGGAGGAAAAACTGCTGCGCTACTATGAGCACGTGGTAAAATAAAAAAGATCCCTCTCCACAAGGAGAGGGATCTTCGCTTGCTTTCAATCAACATTTATCTGGCACGCATTCATGCGTACCAAATAAATGTATAACCATCAATCCGCGAGGGGGTAGAGGGTGACGTGCATGTCGCTGCCGGATTTGGTGTAGGATTTGGTCTGTTTATGGTAGAGGACTTTCTGCAGGACAGTTTTCAGGAGGGCGTTTTTCTCCTGCGGGGATGCGGCGAGCGGGTAGGTCTCGAGGACGCGGCGGACGGCGGGGGCCAGACGGGCGCGGGCCTGCTTGGCGCGAGCCAGCTCGGTGATCGTGGTCTGGCTAGCCTCGATGCGGTCGACGATGACCTGCTTGTCGGCGGAGAGCGCCTGCGAGCGCTGCAGGAAGATCTCCGGCGTATAGACACCGGTCTCGACCAGCTCATACGCGCGGGCCTCCTGCGCCTCCAGCTTGGCAAGCTGCTTACGGTCGGCGGAGATCGAGGACTCGAGCGCGGTGCGCATGGGCGTGTCATCTGGCGCAGCGGCCTCACCGAGCTCCAGCTCGCGCAGCCAGCCACGCAGAGCATCCAGCACGGCGTCCTCCACATCATCATACCACGCGCTGACGGTCGTGCAGCCGTAGGAGGGACAAAGGAGCGTATCGCGGCGGTTGCCGGACGACGGACGGCGAACCATCACGCGGCCGCACTGGTCGCAGCGGACGAGCCCGGCGAGGCTCGTCACGGTCCCCCATGCGCCCTTGCCGCGCGGGCTGGCGCTGGAATAGCTCAGAGCGACGGCCTTGTCGTACTGCTCCTGCGAGATCAGGCCGTTGTGCAGCCCTTTATAAAGCTTCAGATCCTCCTGCCGGGTGCGGGGACGGCTGACGACGACGGAGCCGTCAACGATGCGCTTTGTCTCTGGCCTGCCGCCGGATTTGATCCATCCGGCGTTTGCCGGATTGCGCAGGATATCCAGCACAGAGTCCGCGCGCCAGAGGCTGCCAGAGTTGGTAGGGACGCCGAGGCTGTTCAGCCGCGTGGAGATCGCCTTCGCGCCGATGCGCGCGCAGCCATCGCCGGTGTACCAGTTGTAGATCTGCTGCAGGACGGGTGCCTGCTCCGGGTGCGGGACGAGTTTGTAGCCCTTGTCATTCGGCAGCTTCTCGCGCAGCCAGCCGAAGGGTGTCTTGCCGGAGATCCATTTGCCCTCACGCAGAGACGCCTCCTTGCCGCGCGACAGGCGGCGCTTGATGGTGTTGTACTCGCGCCGGGACATAAAGAGGCCGAACTCAAAGTATTCCTCGTCCATCTCGTTGTTCGGGTCGTAGGTCTTGTTCGGCGTGATGATGCGGGTGTCGGAGTATTTAAAGGTCTGGGCAATAATGCCCTGGTCGATGGTGTCGCCGCGCGCCAGACGCTCAACCTCCATGACGATGACGCCCGCGTAGTTCCCGGTCTCGACGAGCTGCAGGACCTTCTGCACCTCCGGCCGGACGGCGATGGAGTCGCCGGTCACGACTTCCTCGCAGATCTCCACGACGTTCAGCTCGCGGCTTTCGGACAGCGACAAAAGCGCGGCCCGGTGCCGTTTGAGCGTGTCGGTCTGGCCGAGAGCTTCGGCCTCCATGTCCTTCCGGGACTTACGCAGGTAAATGATGTACTGCGCGAGCGGGTCGGAGATTTTCCAGGTAGATGTAAATTTCATAGGCAGATTCTCACCACAAGGGAAAAAGGTTATACGGATACCGCTCCGGCGCCGGCCGGGGCGGTTTTATTTATGTGCGGATCCAGCCGATTGATGGGATGAGCACGTCGGCCACAAGCGCAAGGGCACACAGCAAAAGAATACCCAAGAGGATGAGCGTCACAAGTCGGTGCATGCGCAGGGACTTCTGCTGCTGGGCAAGCTGCGCACGAAGCGCCGCGGTCTCGGCACGGAGTTTTTCAGCATCGGGAGGCTCGGAAGACTCGGCAGGCTCGTCATGCGGGATGCCGAAATACTCATCCATAGAGACACCCATCTCCCGGCAGATCGGGCCGACCGTGTAAACAGACGGATTTTTGATGTCGCCGCGAAAGAACTGGGAGACGGTGCCGACGGAAAGGTCGGTATTTTCGGCGACGTCCTGGTTTGTTTTGCGCGGAGTGATCGTCTGCTTCTGCTCACGGCATAAATCAGATAATTTTTCCTTCAAAACATGTCATTCCCCCCAAAAAAGCAAGACGTCTGACTGCAAAAAGCAACTGTTATATCTTTACAAGACTACCGTGGACAGGCTACCCTAAAGTTACAGACGGCTCCCGGTCGCCTGCGCAAGCAAAAGCCCGCGCCGTTGTTCGGCCAGCGGCGCGGGCGACATCTCAAAGACCAAGCGCGTACATGAGGCCGGGGATGACGCGGACGAACAGGAAGCAGCCAGCACAAAGCGCAAGGGCAATGACGATGATAACTTTCCGGACTCTGCGGGGACCAGCGACGGCGGACTCGTATTCCTCAGGCGTCATGCCATCCGTGTACTCATCGTAGAGCGGGCGCCCGGCGTCGTCTGTGAACTTGTTATCATAGATCCGGCAAAAGTCGACCAGCGTGCCAATGCCGCAGAACCCAAGCGTGATGAGCCAAAGCAGACCGGTCCAGATCTTGCCGACATAAAACCGATGTGCACCGAAGCCGCCGAGGAAGATACAGAGCAGCAGCGCAGTCGAGCGCTTCTTCTGCACGGGCTGGCGGGGCTCCCGCGCGCGGGACTCAGCCTTCGCCTGGTCGCGGATGTAATTCACGGTCCCGCAGCCGCAGTACGGGCAGATCAGAGCCTCATCGTCGATCTCCTTGCCGCATTTGTTACAGTACATAAAACCTCCATTCAGGCATCAAGCATTTCATAAAAAACATTTTCGCTGATAATTTCAATGTCGTTTCCTTTAAGGCGAAGCTTCTCAGCAGCCTTTTGCTTGTTGCTTTTCCAGTCTTTGATTTTACTATAATCGCTGGAACCGAGAACAAGGTAATTAACATCTTTCCGGACACCGTCAAGACATACGCCGCCACGGTCTACGACCAACTGCATGGCAGCTTTTCGCGGCATCTTATCCAGCGTGCCGGTGAACACGAAGACCTTGCCGAAAAACGGAGACGATTCGTCAAAATGATCAGTTTCCGGAACAATATCCCCGGCCCTCCACGGCTTGTGGTGCTGTTCCAAAGAAATACTGTGTTTGGAAACATAGTCGCGCAGGTAACGATAGCACTTGTCGGTTTGCTCAACATCAGAAAAGGCGCGATGCGCGACAGATTCGTCAATCCCAAATCTGCAGATAAGATCTTTAAGACGGTGATGACGATCCTCTGGGAAAAGCTTACGACTTATGCGCATGGTGTCGACGAAATCATTTGAAAACGGTTCGAGTGAGAGAGCAGAACAAGAATCATAGATAAAGTTGATGTCAAAATTAACGTTATGACCAACGACAACATCAGAGCCAATGAACGAGAGGAATGCCGGAAGCACAGAATCAAGAGAAGGTGCAGGAGCAAGCATATCATCGGTAATGCCGGTGAGCTCAGCAATAAATTCGTCGATAGAGTATCCGGGATTGACCAAGGATGAAAAAGAGTCCTCTATTGCGCCGTCGACAATGCGGATTGCAGCGACTTCGATGATATCGTCATACTGAGGGTCAAGGCCGGTCGTTTCGAGGTCAAGAACGACATAGCGGCTGGGAAAAGCGAGTAGGCTATGACCCTTACGGTCGCGCACCATGCTATTAAGATGGGCACTCTCAAGAGCAGCACTCATGACAAAACCTCCAGTTTGATATGTAAATTTTTGTAGACTCTCATAATTGTAATTAACGAACGTATGTTCTAATATAATCATGCGAGTCAGGAAAAGGAACCTACAAATATTGTAAGCCACCGCCGAGGAAAGCACAACCGGGAAAGTGAACAAAAAATGAACGGTATTTTTGTGGAAGAATGGGGGAACGGATAGAATGACGCGAAGTTTTTACCTGCAGGACATCCGCCGCATGCTGCGGCTTGCGACGACGGAACAACTCGATCTGGTCTGGCGCTTCATGCGCGGACTGGTCGCATAGAGAAAAAAGAGCCGAGGGCGGTCATCCGTCCTCGGCCATTTTTTTTGCGATCTCGGCGAGCAGCTGCCATTCGTCGACGCTGAGCTTGCTGATGATCGATACAAACCGCTTGCGCGGCGAGTCGTCCGGGTCGTGCATGACGACGCCCATGAACTCGGCGATCTCCTGATTCCTCGTCAGCTTCTGCTTCATCTCGCCCTCGCCGGTGCGAAGCCAGGCCTCGCTCACATTATATTTTCGGCAAATATCCGCTATCGTGCGGTCACTTGGCAGAGACTTGCCGGAGCAGAGCATGGAGACAAATGCGGACGAAACATGCAGATCTTCGGCAAATTTTGTTTTTGTAATGCCGAGTGCGTCAATCAGGGAGCGAAGACGATCCTGAAAAGTTTGCATTGAATCCCTCCTTTATGTAACCAGCTTAACACACGGGCCGACAAAAGTCAAGAAAAATATTAAGCTAATTAAAAAACAGGGCTTGACAAGTTAATTGACTTAGTGTATGATGTAAGCAGCTTAAGAAAATGCTAACGTACTTACAAGAATACGAGGTGAGAACAATGTCCGAGAAGGAAAAGCAGGCAATCGAGAACCTGAACAAGAGCACCGAGAAGCTGACGCCGGCACAGATGCAGCGTCTGAGCGATATTGCCTATGGTATGGCGCTGGCAAAGGAGGCCAAGCAGGAGCCCGAGCAGGACAAGCAAACTGCGTAAAGCTGAAAAATCTGGAAAAAATAGAGCCGGAAGGAGGCTGAACCATGCGAAAACAGTATGACCCCATTGCGGACGAAGAGCCGCACATCGTGGCCGAGTATCATTTCCCAAACTGCACGGCGTATATCGCGGACAACTACCTGCGACGCCTGACGCCGGAGCAGAAAGAGGCCAACCGGCAGGCCGCCCGCCGCGTGGCGTGGCAGATCCTCGAGCGGGCCGCAGCCGAAGGGCGTCTGCCCACGGCCAGCAATTAAACGCGCCGCAAGGCGCGTACATAGGAGTCGATATTATGGCGAACGTCAAGACCTACACCCTGACGCTGGATGCGCAGGAGCTGCATGATCTGATCGAGGCGGCGCTGGTCTGCGAGTGCCAGGCTGCGCAGATCATCGGCGGGCTGAAGCGCAAGGGGCTTGACCTGGACGCGCAGAAGCTCGTTACACAAAACGCCCGTCTGGCGCGGCTCGTCAGGCGGATGCAGGAAGCGAAGAAGGAGACAGCATGACAAATTTCGGGAAGACCGTGCGCAAGCGGCTGATCGATCTGGACAAGACGCAGGACTGGCTGGTTACGCAGGTCAGGGGGATTGGGATCCCCTGCGACAAGACATATCTCAGCAAGATACTGAATGGAGCCCGGAAGGGCAAGCAGGTCAAGGCTGCGATCGAGAAGATTCTGGATCTGGAAGGGGGTGCGCTGGGTGGATGAGCTCAAGAAAAAAACGATCGCCGCACTGGAACAGCAGTTGCAGCTGCTGGCCCAGAACGGCGGATCGCCTGCCGGAAAGGCAGAAACGTGCAACGCAATCACGGTCCTGACTGCGCTGCTGCATGAGCTGCGGCAGTTTTAGGAATCAGAGCCGCAATGAGTGTCGAGCCCGCGATAGATGCGGTTGAAAAGCACAGCAATCTGGTCGCCGAGAGATTCATTGCTCGAATCAGTAATGATCAGATTGCCCTTTTCGATCGCGGCAATCGCGAGCTGAAGCGCAATTTCAGACCTCGTCATATGTTCACCTCCCCTCATATTGACACGATCATTATAAGAGGGGAATAGAGACGTGTCAACAAATTGGACGGAAGAAGATAAGGAGAAGCATTATGAGAACCAACCTTGCGGAACGGCTCGGGTATGAGCCGGAGGAAGAGACCAGGGAGCGGCAGGAGCGGCTGCTGGAGGAGCTGCGGTACCGGGAGGCCATGCGGCGCGTGGCGAAGACATGCTGCGTGTGGCTGGGCGGCGCGGCCTTTGTGCTGGCGGTGATCGCCGGGTACGCAGAGATGACCGACGCCTGCGTCGCGACCGGCGCGATCGCGCTGGGCCTGACGACCTACGGGATCCTGTGAAGCCGGTGAAGGACGAGCCGAAGATCCCGGTCGAGCTCCGGCCGGATCAGCTGGCCGACATCATCGACGCGGTCCTGGCCTTTGCCGATGACTGCGCCAATGACCGGGAGATCCTGCAGAGCATGCCGCGCGTCGACCGGGACACGGTCGAAGACCTGCTGCAGCGCGAGACGGCGCTGCAAACGCTCGCGGCATGGCTGCAGCACGTGCAGGAGGAATCAGAGTGAATTATTTTGCGCCGCGCATGCGGCCCATCCCACCGCCCTGCGGCCGGAACTGCCCGGACCGAAGCGGCACATGCCGCGCCGGGTGCTGCACCTGGACGCTCTACGAGAGCATTCGGAACCACATCTACGATGTAAACCACAGAGACAGGGACAGCCTGCAGCCCGATCTTGCAGCGGGAAAGCAGATGGTCCATGCCGACAACCAGATAAGGAGGCGCAAACACATTGCGAAATAGCATCGATTACCCCGGCGAGCGGGCGTCGCGGCGCCCCGCCGTGATCGCCCAGGCCGGATACACCGGCCAGAACCACTTTTACGTTACATATGGAGACCAGGAAGTAACCGTCCGCGCCGAGGACGGCTATGCGGCCCTTTTCACCGCCGCCAAGCACTGGGGCTATAAATTCACCCGCCCGGAGTACCACCAGAACGCCCGCGCGACCAAGCTCCACTACACGCCGGACACACGGCCGGGGGCGCTGGTATGAGGTTTGTGTGTGACGCCTGCCAGGATATCACGAACATCGAGGCCGACCGGATGGAGATCCAGGGCGAAAAGTTGATGGTGTACAGCCGCGGGCGGCTGGTATATGTTGCGGATCTGGGGCAGATCATGCTGGCCAAGCTGACGCCGGGGAGGGAGGACGGCAATGGACTTAGAACAAACCGCGATTGAACGGCTGAAAATGGCCTCGGATATGAGCCTGCGCCTGTACGAGCAGACGATTGTGATTACATACTCGGGCGGCAAGGATTCAGACGTGCTTTTGCATCTGGCTGGGAAAGCGGGTATCCCGTATGAAGTGCTTCATTCGCTGACCACGGCGGACGCGCCGGAGACCGTCTGGCACGTCCGAGACACCTTCCGGCACTTGGAGCTGGCAGGCGTAAAATGCACCATCGATACCCACCGCACATCGGACGGCGGGAATGTGACGATGTGGAATTTGATCCCGAGAAAGCTCATGCCGCCGACACGCCTGGTGCGCTACTGCTGCGCGGCGCTCAAAGAGACCAGCGGCCGCGGGCGGTGGATCGCGACCGGCGTTCGCTGGGCCGAATCGCAAAAGCGCAAGTCCCGCGGCGTCATGGAGGCCCTGCACAGAGACAAATCCAAGCGGCTGACGCTGATGAACGACAATGACGAAAGCCGCATGTTGATGGAAAACTGCCAGCTAAAGGGGACCCGGACAGTCAACCCGATCATTGACTGGCATGATACTGACATCTGGGATTACTGCACGGCAGAAAAGATCTCGATGAATCCGCTTTACGCCTGCGGGTTCGAACGCGTGGGCTGTATCGGATGCCCAATGGCGGGCAAGCACCGGAAGGCGCAGTTTGCACGCTATCCAAAGATCAAGGCCGCGTATATCCGAGCGTTTGACAGGATGCTTGCGGAGCGGCAGACGCGGGGGCTGCCCTGCGACTGGCAGACGGGCGAAGACGTCCTGCACTGGAGCCTGGAGGACGGCGTGCTGCCCGGCCAGATGATTTTTGATGGAATGGAGGAGGACACGCTATGACAGACAAGGAAATCGTGCAGGCGCTGCGGTGCTGCGCAGAGGGCGAGTGCAAAGACTGCGCCATGCATGAGGATAAGCAGCGCTGCCAAGAGAATTTATTGGACAAAGCCGCTGAAGCCATCGAGCGCCTGACCGCAGATGTTGCAGATCTGCGAAAAGAAATCGAGTGGAAGGACATGGTGATTGCCATCGCCAAGAGAACGCAGGAGGAGGCAGAAGCCGAGAGGGACATGGTGATTGCCATCGCCAAGAGAACGCAGGCGGAGGCAGAAGCCGAGAGGGACGCGCTGCTTGAGCAGATAAAAGCGCGTCGCTCGTGTCTGGATTGTAAGCATTTCGACTACTGCGAATTTGATGATGCGACTGTTATCGACTGCATGAGCTGTGTGACGAAAAATTGTCCATGTCACCAATGCAGCAATTCCAGCCACTGGGAATGGCGCGGATTGCCGGAAGCGCCGGAGGAAGGAGACAAGCATGAGTAAAGCTGTTTTGATCAGCCTCCGCCCGGAGTGGTGTGAGAAGATCATCAACGGGCGGAAGACCATTGAGGTGCGCAAGACGCGCCCGAAGATGGATACGCCGTTTAAGTGCTACATCTACTGCACGCAGAGCGCTGATATGCTTTGGATTTTGGAGGAAAGGGAACGGTCTCTCCATCCTGATAAAATAGCGGATGTTTTCAAGGCTGCTAAATGCGGCGGAGCATATCGGGGGAATGGCAAAGCCATCGGGGAATTTACCTGCAACAGGGTAACGAACCTTTTTTCAAACAGCAGATTTTGGCTGGACGAGGATGATGTTTTACACACATGTTTGTCTGCTGCGGAAATGCGAAAATACGCAAATGGTGCGCATGGGTTATACGGCTGGCACATCCAAGATTTGCGCGTTTACGATCACCCGCGTGAACTGCGGGAATTTTACGCTGTGCCAAATGAGGTAGAGGTAGCGCTCAAGGTAAAACCAAAGCCAATCACCCGCCCGCCGCAGAGCTGGCGGTATGTGGAGGAAGAGATATGGAACGACTGACAATCCCTGATGTGCGGGTAGATGAGCACACGACGCGCAGGAGCGTCATTGACGTACTCGCGGTGCAAGAGCACGCGATGGAGATCTACCACCAATTAAAAATCTACGAGGACATTGCCGAGTTGTGCGGCGGGTTTGACCGCCTCCGCGAGCTTGCCGAGGCCGACAAGGACGGGCGCGTGGTCGTGCTGCCGTGCAAGGTGGGCGAGACGGTTTATTTCGTAAACGCCAAGCAGATTCTCGAATTTGCGGTGGTAGGGTACGCGGTGGATGAAACAGGTATCTCATGGGTTCACAGTGAGCACGTCGATAAAATAGGGAATACGAATGAGCGCACGTTTAGCCCGGATAGATTCGGAAAGAACACTTTTTTCACCCGCGAGGAGGCCGAGAAGGCGTTGCAGGAAATGGAGGGCAAGAAGGATGGCAACGAAACGAATATGTGACCGCTGCGGGGCGGAAATAAACCCCACAAGCTCTGCGACGTATGTAAACGTACGAAGCGCGTTCCATGAGAAATCACCTGATATTGAGCTTTGCTGCTCCTGCGCGATGCAAATCAAAGAATGGCTTAAGTCGAGTGTAGAGGAGGACAAGAAGGATGGCTGAACTGAAACCGTGCCCGTTCTGCGGCGGTGAAATTAGCCTTGTTCTGTACGATGACGAAGGGAATCTACATGATGAGGCATATAGAGAACATCCCTATAGTGGACTTGGCTTTATGCTTCACCACGCTCATGAGGAAAATCCGGAATGCCCGATTGCAAGCTATGAGTGCGATGGCGGGATTTTGGGTGGTGTGTATATTTACGACACGGAAGAACAAGCCGTTGAGGCATGGAACAGGAGGGTAAATGATGACTGATTACATCAAGCGCGCGGAGGCGCTGGCAGACTTTGAATCCTGCAACGCGGAAAATCCGAACTGGACGCCTCAGCGGGTGAAAACGCTCCTGCTTCGTCAGCCCGCCGCCGACGTTGCGGAGGTGGTGCGGTGCAAGGACTGCAGGCACAGTAAGTATGCAGCGTGGTGCGAGGGATATGCGTGCTGCAGAACAGTTGGAGAGTATCATCACGCAGATTTTGGATGCACAGCCGGAAAACCGCGAACAAACGGAGTTACAGAATGAGCGGGCTGCGGTTTGAATCCATGGCGGACATGCCGCCGAGGATGAGGGAGCTGTATGCCAGGCAGCAGATCGACCTCTCAGGCGCTGCGGCGCCAGCGCCACTTCACAAGGGGAGCCATGGGAAGACGAAGTACGGCAGCCGGAAGGATACGCGCGGCGAGCTGCGCTTCGCCAGCCGGAAGGAAGCCCGGCGCTATGACGAGCTGATGGTCATGCTGCGGGCCGGGATCATCTCCGACCTGCGGCTGCAGCCGCAGTTCACCTTGCAGGAGAGTTACATCACCGAGACCGGTGAGCGTATTCGCGCGATTCGGTACACGGCGGACTTTTTGTACAAATTCGGCGGCAAGCTCGTCGTCGAAGATGTGAAGACCAAGCCGACGCGGACCAAGGAGTATCTGCGCAACCGGAAATTCATGCGGTCCAAATTCGGGATCGAGATCCAGGAGGTCTAACATGCCAGAAAAAAAACGAGAGCAGCCCGCGCGAGGCATGCGGGCTGCCGAAGCAGGGCAATGCCTGTCCGTATGAAAAGCTCGCGCCGGTTCTTTGCGCGCGGTGCGGCTGGAACCCGGATGAGCACGCGCGGCGGCAGGCGCTGCCGCTGACCGAGAACGCCGACGGGCTGCGACACAAGGACATCAGCCAGCCCGAGGACTAGGACCAGCAATCAGCCGGGGAACCATATTTTTTCGGACTTTGGCCGCGGCCGCTCCGCCATGAGACGGCTGCGAGAGGATCACCCCGGCTTTGCACCCGGCCCGCGAAACCTCAAGCCCGCGGGCCGGGGATAAAAAGCGCGTGTGGAACGTGCGCGCGGATGGGAACCGTCAACGTTACCCCACGCCGGGTGTCGGGATCGCCCGGCGGCATCGTGTTACCTCCTTATGGAAAGCTGCCTGAGCAGAAAAGGGCAGCTCGTCTGCGGCGAAAGGGGGACGCGCAGGCGCAGGCGGTGCAAGTCCGCCCTGCATAGGGGCCGGGAGACCGGCCCCTGACGAAAGGAGCACGAAAAAATGGGAAAATTTATCGATATGACCGGGCAGACCTACGGCGACTGGACGGTGCTGGGCAAATCAAAAAGAGCAAATAACCAGGGGACGTACTGGATCTGCCAGTGCAAATGCGGGACGATCCGGCCGGTCATGGGCGTCGCTTTGCGCGCCGGGAGATCGACGGGCTGCGGATGCGCAAGGACGGAAAAGGTGCGGCAGATTATGCGTGCGCGGGGCTCCGGCACGGGAAGCGCGCACAGCCGGCGCGGCCTCTGCTTCAACGTCTTCTGCCCACGCCGCGACAACTACAAGGGCGCGTGGTCCTGCAGCCGCTGCCGCGGCTGCGGAGGACGGGAGCTGCAGCGCTTATCCAAATGCGAGGTTTTAAAAATCTGAAAGGAGCTTTTTATATGGGAAAGATCATGGAACTGTTTGGCTCTGAATTGAGTCTGCTCAGCGTGGCGGTGGAAAACGACGGCTGGAGCGTGGATTTCCGCGGAGAAACATACCCGCCGCGCATCGTGATGGACCAGCTGCAGCCGCCGCTGTTCGACATGACACCAGACGGCCCGAAGGAAACGCAGCCGGCCTGCATCCAGATCATCGGCCGCCCGGACGTACAGGTGGTGACGACCGGCAAGCTGCAGATCAGCAAGAAGGATCTCAATAAGATGGTGAACCGCGCGACGGAGGTTTTAAACCTCTACCTGCACGGCTTTATGCAGGAGCGCAAGGAAATGGAGGCGGAACAGGGATGAGTAAGAAAGACAAGCGCCGGGAAGCGCTGCGGCTTGGCAAAAAGGACATGAGCTTTGCGGAGATCATGCAGGCAATAGGGGCGTGCAGGGCGGACGACTGCGACAAGTGCCTGCTGAACGGCGGCCCCATCGCAGGATGGTTCCCGGAGGATGTGCCGGACTGCTATACCGTGCTGCTCAAAAATGCCGGGGAGAAGCTGCTGGAATACTACCAGAAGATCCGGGAAAACGACGCGGCGGAAGAAAATCAGAGAAGAACAGAAGAAAATATCAAAAAACGAGGAAGCAAGAGCGAGGGAGTCTTGGACTCGTGCCCCGTTTGCCCGGTATGCGACTATGTCTTCGACGAATTCAGCGTGAGCGACGATGCAAGACGGCACATCTTTCCATTTGGCGCAGAAGACACCCTTGACTTTGGACTCGAAGAACGAATCGTCAGACCACAAAAATGCCCGCAATGCGGCATGAAAATCGATGGGATTAGGTGGACGGAGCCCAAGTTTGTTGGGAACCGCAAGGAATTCTCGTTCAGCCGTCCGCCGGAAGACGTGGAGGAAAAAAGAAAATGATTTTGCTGGAATGCACAGTCGCGCTGCGTGACGGAGATCGGAAAAAGCTTCAGGAGCAGATTGCGGCGGAGATCGGGCAGCCAGTCGTTCTTCTGCCGAGCGGCGTATCGCGGGCGAAAGAGCGGAATATCCTGTTCCTTTGCGACAGAAAGGCTTGCGAGAAATGCAGCTATCCAACGTGCAGGCATACGCCGGAGCTGGAACACGCCAGAAATTTTGCACCAGCAGGATTTACGAAGCGCACGGACGGCGTGTGGGTAGAGCAGGAGGGCGCAACGATGGAAGGGAAGATCGGCCAGGACAAAATGGTCTGGCGCTGGGATGATATCTTCCGTGTCTACCGATGCCCATACTGCGGCAGACCGGAGAAACCGTGCTTTGAGCTCTGGAAAAAAGGCGGTTTGAAAAAGAGCCTGCCGAGCCGCTGCACATACTGCGAAGGAGAATTGGAAGGGGTGGAAGGAGAAGAAAATGATCATTGGGATTTTGAGCCTTGCCGCCGCACTGGAGTGGATCGCGCTGGGCGTGCTGGTGTTTTTCAAAATGCGGAGCCTGAAACGTCAGGCAGAAGTAGTGCTCGAGACACTGGACGCCGCAGCCTGGAAAAGCATCAAACAAGAAGAGGAGGTCTGGCGCAAGAACACCCCGAACGAGATTAGGGCAGCGTTCGGCTTTCCGCCGATAACGCCAACAGAAGACACAGAAATGAAAATACGCGAGGAAACTGACCGCTGAACGCATGGCCGGAATCTCCGGCCACGCTTTGAGCGGGCAGAAAAAACAAAGGAGGGCTACAGCATGCAATGGGAACAGGGATGCTTATTCGACGACAACCTGGAATACGATGCGTTCACGGAGAAATTCAAACCCAAAAAGACAACGGACGACTGCTACACGCCACCGCTTGTTTATGATGCGATCCGGGATTGGGCGTGCAGTGAATATGGGATTGACCCGGCCTGCATCGTGCGGCCATTCTATCCGGGTGGGGACTATGAGCGTTTTGACTATCCGGACGGCTGCGTCGTGCTGGACAACCCGCCTTTTTCGATTCTTTCAAAAATCTGCGAATTCTACATAGACAGAGGGATTGCGTTCTTTCTTTTTGCGCCATCGCTCACGGCGTTCTCCGGCCGATCAGTTGTGTTGAGGATGAACCATATCATTTGCGATGCAGACATCACGTATGAAAATGGCGCAGTCGTTCACACGGCGTTTGTAACAAGTTTTGGAGGAAACATCGCGCAGAGCGCCCCATCACTCGGAAGGGCAGTCGAGCGGGCGATGCGGCAGATAAAGTCGCAGACGAAACGGGAGTTGCCGAAATATACATATCCGGACCATGTGCTGACGGCAGCCATGCTGCAGAAATATGCGCACTACGGTGTAGAGTTTGCGGTTAAGCGCGAGGACTGCACGTACGTTACCAAACTGGATAGTCAGCGCGAGACGGGAAAGAGAATCTTTGGTGACGGACTGCTGCTGTCAAACCGAGCTGCCGCCGAGAAAGCTGCCGCCGAGAAAGCTGCCGCCGAGAAAGCCGCCGCTGAGAAAGCCGCCGCCGAGAAAGCCGCCGCCGAGAAAGCCGCCGCGCACGTCTGGGAGCTGTCTGAACGTGAAAAGGGCATCATTGCGAGCCTCGGGAAATAAACCGAGGCAGGAGGAGCTATGGTAAAGAGACACAAGCGCCGGAAGTTTTCCGGGAGGGTCTGCGAGCAGATCGTGTACACGGTGGCGGGCGGCACAGATCCGAAGACCAGCCGGCCGAAGAAGCCGCGGTTCCAGTCGCAGGAAGAACGCGAGGAATTCAACACCAGGATCTCGGCTGCAAAGTTCGTGGCGCTGGTCAACGCCAACTTCTCACCGTCGAGCTATTACTCCACATTGACGCTAGACCAAGAGCATGAGGTACATACCGCGCAGGAGATGCGCAGGATCCGGGATAATTTCTACCGCCGCATGGTCTACCGGTATCCGGAAGCCAAGATTGTCATCGTCTACGGCCGGGGCAAATCGACCAACCGCTTCCACCTGCATCTGATCACGGACGGCATTCCTGCCGATGAGCTCGGCAGGCTCTGGGGCCTCGGCAGCGTCATCGACTGCAAACCGCTGCGGAAGCACAACTACTATCTGGATGAGAACGGAAACAAGGTCGACCACGGGCAGGACTACACGGCGCTGGCCAACTACCTGCACGGCCACTGGCGCAAGGAGTTCGGCGGCCACCGGTACAAGGCCAGCCGCAGCTGCGTCCGGCCGGAGCCGGAGCCCGCGACCGAGGCGATCCGGGACTACAGCCCGACGCGCCCGCCAGTCGCCCCGCGCGGATACATCCTCGTCGAGTCCAGAGCCACGCAGTATGGATTCCTATATTTCAAATATGTATGGGATCCCAAAAACGAGACACATAAGCGGAACGGGAGCCGCCTTCTTTAAGCCTTGTAAATGTGTTGAGTTTTGTGACGAAGAAGGAAGGAGCTGAACAGATGTCGAAACCAAGATACTGGTGGTACGGGAATGTCTGCCGCACCATCGGCGAATACCCGAAACTGAGCCGACAGGTTCGGGATATGAGCCGGCAGAAGATCACGCCGGGATATTCCTCACAGCCAGGCGGGCAATCCTCCGGCCGCGCCGTCGAGGACATTGCGGTGCGCGTCCTGTCCTCACGGGAGTACGAGGACTACACGGCGATCCAGTCCGCCATCAACACCGTGCAGACCTGGCGGGACGGCGGCGATGTGCTGGAGATCGTGCGCCTGCATACATGGATCTGGCCGCGCGAGAGTCTGGAGTCCGCTGCCAGACAGGTGCACGTGAGCACATCCACGGCCAAGCGGATGTACAGCCGTTTTGTCTACGAGGCAGCGCGGGCAATGGGCTACCGCAAAAGTTGAGCTAACAGAGCCTAAAATCTGTGCTACAGTGATAGCGTGAAGAATTGGAGGGAACAGGATGCAGCCATGGGCCGCACGCTTTTATGCGTCCGGGCGCTGGAAGAAATGCCGCGCCGGGTATATCAAGTTCCGCCGGACCATCGATGGCGGGCTGTGCGAAGAGTGCCGGGACAAGCCGGGCTACATCGTCCATCACAAGCGGGCGCTCACGCCGGACAATATCACCGACCCGGACATCAGCCTGTCCTACTCCAACCTCGAGTACGTCTGCAAGGACTGCCATGATCAGTTTGACGGGCACGGCGTCGCAAAACCTCTGACGCAAAAAATTT